CTTCAGGAGCACTGGCATCCAAGAGTGCTTGGTAAATGATGGCTCTGAATAAAGTTCTTTCGTTTTCTCCTTCATGACTTTCCCTTTCTGTATTGGTCGAGAGATCGATACTTATACGGCTTGCTCTTTCTTTTGATAAATAGTCGGTCTGGTTCTTCTTTTGGTCTTTCATCTATCCATTCTTGAGGTATTACTTTATCTGCCCATAAAAAATTATGTTTGTCTAACCATTGAGCATAAGTTGTTTTACTTCCTTTGTAAAGTTTTGATTTAGAGTTTTGCAAAACAAAACGAATGTCTAGTTTTGGTAACTGTCTTTGTATATACAGATGTTTATCTCTATTAGCAAGTGTTAACTGTCCTTTAATCTCAATAATTATGCCATTACCTAAAACAACATCAGGCACATAAGTATGATAAGATTCTGGAACTGAGAAGGGTATAGTTAATGTTTCGTACTCAAAAAATATTTTATTGTCCATAAGTTTCTTACAAACTTCTGATTCAAACATAGACCGAAAGGTAATTCCTTTTACCTTTTTTTTCTTCACTCGTGTAAACATTAGGGAATATCTTCAGGAACTTTAGGTTCGTTTTTAACTGTTGTTAGCCAACGAGGACCATTACTATAAATAAATTTTCGTAATCCTTTACCTTTGTTAGAGTCACTCCAACATTCATTCTTGAATGAACAGTAAGAACAATTTACACCCAGCTTCCTGTTCCCAGTAACTCCATCAGTTTCGTCAGGATAACATCTCGGTGGTGGTGTGTCTGACTCAAGACAAGTTTTAAGTTTAGCTATCTTTTCTTTTACATCCGGCAGTTCTTTTTTATCCGGAGTGCATACAGCTATATGTCCAAACTGTTTATCAATAGCTAAGAAACAAAGCTTATCGTTTTGTTCGGCTTCTCCGTAAGCTTTGATTTGATATAGATAACCAAAAGAATCGTTCTCTTTTGTTAAGTTATTACTTTTAAATTTTTTAAATCCAAAACTTGAGGCACTTTTAATATCACATACCCAACCATCAATAGTCGCATCTTTGTGTCCTTTAACACCATCAAGTTCTAATTCTTTTTGTTCTTCGGTAACATCATGTCCCGCCATACGAGCAAACAATAACAACAAGTCTTCTAGTATATGGCCATATAAAAACTTTATTTTTGTTTCGGCTGTTAAATGTTCTCGTAAATCGGGACGATGACATTCATACCAAGATTGTCTTTCCGGTTTACCAAGAGCCGACATACGAAGTCCTCGTGACTCGTTTGGTTTATACCGGAAAGAATTTCTAATAGAATTCGTGACCGACTTTGAGAAAGCCTCAAGCTGTTCATCTGTGGGTTCAACACCACCGGCATCAAACAACCGATAAATATCTTGTACTAATGTATCAATAGTCGCCACGATAACTCCTAATTAAACGTAGCTGATTCTTCAGCCACCGGTGGAGCATTTACTTCAGGGAAATCTTCAGCCCCGGAGCTTGTGTCTGCCACAAATTTAATTATTTTTACAGAACGAAGGATAGCTGTAACTCCCTTTGATCCTGTAGGTGACGTGTATGGGTATGGATTCAACTTAACATAAACTTCTGTACCACGACCAAGACGGCCGTTTGGTAAGTCTTGCATAGTTAGTTGTCTGTTGTTAGTATCAAACACTCTTGGCTTGATAGGATTTTCAGTTCCATCTTTTTTATAGAAGTTTGTTTTAGCTTCAATGTAATTACCAAGTTCGGGTTTGGTATCAGAACTTTTTACATTTAAACCCAAAGACTCAAGTGTCTTTTTATTTTTATCATCCACTTGCAAAGTAATCTTAAACTTTGGTGGTGGAAAAGTATTGTCGGGTTCAAATAAGTGATTGTAATGACAGATACCTTGGACGATAACATCCTTTGGTCTATCGTTCTTTGACGAATTTGCCATGTGTTTCTCCTTTTAAAGTTGTGACTTATCCATATATAAGTCTATTAATATTAAGTCTTATCACTAACATATAAAAAAATAGTTGTCAATGAGTTTCTTTCCAAGTTGTCCCAATGTGATATTCACTATCTAAAGGACAGTTGAACTGTAAAATCTTTTCAGCTTCTTTCATAGCTTGTTTAGTAATCTGACCAAACTCTTCGGCTTGATCTCTTTTGACCTCCCACTGTACCTCATCATGCACATTGGCTACCGGTCTTGCATCTAACTTTTTTTCTTTAACCATACGATCAATCTCACAAAGAAAATGTTTGCATACGATACTACCACAACTTTGTAATAAAACATTTAAAGCTGAGTGTTCACTACGACATTCTAAAAGTCTTCCATCAATAGCTTTTATGTTGCCGTGATTAGATCGTATCATAGCCGTAATTTTATTCTTTAGTTCTCTTATCATTGGAAAGGCTGACTCAAACTTATCTCGTAGTTGTTTGCCCTCAGACATACCACCCCCAACAACCTTGCCTAACTTTTCATTACCGGCCCCGTAGATATAAGCATACAGCCAAGTTTTACATACTGATCGATCAGCTAAACCCAAAGCTTCTTTGTGCACATTGTGAATGTCACCACCAACAACAATGTCTGTATACTTTTGATTATCAAGGTAGTGAGCAAAGCATCGTATCTCTAGTGACGAGGCATCTGAACCAACAAGACAATAATTTACCGGGTCTTCTACTGTCCAACAATCTCTACACTCTGGGCCATACGGAGAATAACTTGCGGGTATCTGTGCCATGTTAGGACTATAATGACTCATACGGTGTGTCACACAGCCGATTGTTATAACTCTGCCATGCACCCGGCTGTCTGGTCCTACAGCTTCAAGCCATGATTTTATTTGTGATACCCTTTTCTGCATCAATAAAAACTCTGACATCTTTTTAGCTTCAGATAAATCAATCTCTGAAAGCACCGATTCGTCCACTATAGGTTGTCCTTTTGGGGTTAGTCGTTGAGGATCGGGCTGCCACCCCACAGCTTTCAATCGTTTTATTATTTGTTGACGGGAGTTTGGATTGAATACTTCAACGTTATCTTTTAATCGTTTACCGGTCTTGTCACTGTATCTCTCTGTTATTATTGGTGGAAATATTTTCTGTAAGTCTTGTTTTATCTGACCGGAGTTGTCCTCAAGATCAGCCATCAGCATTGATGCTTTCTTTTGGTCAAGGTAAAAACCGTTGAGTTCTTGCTGTGTAATTATGTGTCTGACTTTGTGTTCTAGTCTCACCGGTGCTTTACCAAATGGTTTGAGCAACGGTTGTAGATGTTGGGCTAACTTACGAGTCAGGGCTACATCCTGACGACAATAGTAGAGCATCTCGTTGCTGTATGTTTCAAAGTTATCCTTGAAGTCTATCTTCTCACATTGTAATCGTTCACCCCAAGCTTTTAAGCTATGACCACCATCTCTGTGTGGCTGTATCATCTGCGAAGCTAACATTGTATCCCATACTCTTTCGGGTGGTAGGCAAATTTGTAGTAACCGGCTGAGAACAACAGCATCAAAGCTGACACCGTTGTGCATAATATATATTCGTTCCGGGTCTTGTTTATGAAACTCTACAAAGTCGTCAAGGTTATCAATAAACTCTTTTGTTTCTCCCGTCTCAAAATCCATGCAACATATACAATGTATTTTTGTTACCGGTATCTCATCGGTTTCTATATCTAATACTGTATATTTAAAGGAAGACGGCATCCGTATCACTCTCTCCTACTGGTTCGGGCTGTTTTTGTTCTTCCATCCTACCAGTATTTTTGTCCCATTTCAACCAACAACATGGGCCGGTCTCTCCACTAAATCTGTTTTTCAATACTCGTATCGTTGTTAAGTTTCGTTTGTCTTCAGTATCAGCTTGTCCGTTTCGTATCAAAGCAAACACCATATCACATAACTGAGCAATACCATGTGAACCTCTGAGGTCAGCTAGAGATATGCTTCCTCCCTCCTCAGCTGTATTGTTCTGTGGTAGTGTTCGTCTCAGATGAGATACTAACATCAGATGTATACCTTGCTCTTGCACAAGAGTTCTAAGTCTGGTCATGATTGTATCTATGGCTCGTCGTTCATCGTTACCCTCATGAGCACCGACAATCATATGCAGATGATCAACAATTATATACTTACATGCTAGTCCAGAAGACAAATATTGTATCTTACTAATGACATTATCTATATTTGTAGCACCAAAGTGATCCCATAATCTGACTCTACCGGTGCCAAGTGTTTGATTCCATGCATCTTTTTTAATGTCCATTGAGGCCGTTGTTGTGGGTAGGTGTAGGGGGAGGTTGGCCTCAACAGACATTAGTCCTTTGGCTGTACGGAGGACACTTTCCTCCAAGAATAGACAGCCAACGGATTCTGTGGTGTTCTTTACAATGTGGTGGGCTAGTTCTCGCATAACACTAGACTTACCGATACCCGAGCCGGCACACCAGCAGGTTAGTTCTGATTTTCTCATACCGTAGGTCATATCGTTCATACCTCGCCACGGGTAGGGCAAGGACTCTTGTGGTTTCTCGTTTTCTATCAGATCCCACGTTGACTCTCCGAGGATTATACCCTCCGGTGTGTAGTCTCGAGCTTCCCACCAGAGCTGTGTGAATCCTTTACGGTTATTGGTAGCAATATATTCGTTTGCATCTTTGAGGTGGAGGTCTACGACTTTGACTTTGTTGGGTGGAAACAGATCGGCAACCTGCTGTGATGCCTTACGTCCGGGTTCATCGTTATCAAAGCAGAGGACTATCGTGTCAAAGCTGTTGATATATTCAAAGTTCTTCTGGCAATCTGATACAGCTGACTGAGCACCGTTTTTGATTGATACACATGGCCAT